GTTGGTACGCCGATTATGCAACTGTAGTTGTTATTCATAAAGAAGGTAAACACGGTTGCAAAATATTTGGTGAAGTTATTCGTGAAAAAGATTATGATAAAAAATATAACAAACCAGCTATTCGTTTAATGAATGAAGTATATAAAGTTGAAGCACTATATTCTAAATTAGTCGACTGTATTGATGATAGGTATTGTGAGATACATCTAGATATTAATCCTAAAGATAAATACGGTTCATCTTGTGTGGTAAGTCAAGCTATAGGCTACATTGTAGGTACTTGTAATATTGAACCTCGTGTTAAACCATACGCTTTTGCTGCTAGTAATTGCGCCGATAGATTGAAAGATATTCAGGCGTTAGCAGCTTAAAAATATACAAAGGAGTTACCGATGTTAATACGATTGCTAATTGCAGTCGTGTGTATTGTTATTTTTTCAAGCTCATATGCGCATGGAAAAGATGATGGATACGCACGCGTATCCTGGTATAATCACGGCAAGAAAACTGCTAACGGTGAAAAGTTTAATCCACACGTCTGTACAGTAGCTCATAAAACACTTCCATTTGGAACACTCGTGCATTTTTATAATCCAAACAACGAGTCTTCTATTGTAGCTAGGATCAATGACCGCGGTCCATATATAAAAGGAAGAGAATTTGATATAACACAAGCGTGCGCAATTAAATTGGGTTTTAAAGATAAAGGTGTTATAAAACTTAAGATTAAAGTGATAAAATTATAAGAAGGAATATTTTATGGGTATTATTAGATTTAGTGACGATGAAGTTTTTAGTACAGATAGTTCTGAATATGATATTCTTATAAACGCTGCATTAAAAATTAAAGATGTGTCCGGTGCTATAGTTGAAATAGGAACTAGACGCGGCGGATCTGCTAAGATGATCATCGATGCATTATATCAAAATAATGATTGTAATAGATCTATGTTTTGTATTGATCCATACGGTAACATCGATTATGAATACACCAATAAAGCTGCCGTAGCGCATAATCTAAATGTTAAATTAACAGATAATGTTGAAGAAATGATATCAACAGATATTACTAGTAAAGTTAAACTTGGTTACGATAATACTGTGCGCAATAGGATCGTTCCATCATTGTATTATTATGCTTTTCAAAAGGGTATTGATTTTCAATTTTTCTTTCTAGAAGATACAGAATTTTTTAAGAGATACACAGATGGTGTGCCTGTATATAATAACGTAAAAAGTTTGGTAAATGATTATTCTTTGGTGTTTTTTGATGGACCACATACGAATAATCATATTAAAAATGAAATTGATTTTTTTGAGCCCAGAATGAATAAAGGTTCAATCATGGTTTTTGATGATATTTGGATGATGGATCATGATCGTGTAGTAGAACAATATATATTTTCAAGAGGCTGGTCTGTTTTAGAAAAAAAACAAATTAAGGCTAGCTATATTAAAGAAAGATAGTTGACAATCTTAAGTAATGGAGTTATTATATGATAAAGAAAAAGTCAGAAACCGATGATGAAAATATTGATATGAATTCACTTAAACTTTATTTAGTAAATGGGTTGATTAGAGCACAATACAGCCCCACATCATATAATGAATCAAATGTTTGGAAAATTGTTCGAGCTAATAGTTATAATGAAGCCATGGAAAAGTTTACGAAGTACTTTTCTGATTTAAGCACGACTGAGAATGTTAATTACGTAGTACAAAGTTTAACGGCTTCGGAAGAAATTCAATGAACCAGTACGTAGTATATACAAAAGCTGGTTGTACATATTGTAATCACGTAAAATCAGTTCTAAAATCACGTGGTATAAATTTTCAGGAACTAAAGTTAAATGAAGATTTTACACGTGAATATATTCTAGAAAAGTATCCATACGCTAAGACGTTTCCTATCGTTGTAGTTGATGGTTTTTATATCGGTGGATACGATCAATTGATCATAAAACTTAATGAAGAACTAGTTAACACGCAAAAACTACTTAATGAGGATATGTGATGCAAACTTATAATCGTGACACTCTACTGAATGATCTTCGTACTAACGTGGTAGAAGTGACTTTTACGAAAGCTAAAACTAATGAAATCAGAGTAATGCGATGCACGCTAATGCCACAATATCTACCCAAGACGTATGTGGAAGAATCAGATCAAGAATCTGAGTTTCATAAGAAAAACGAAAATGTTATTGCGTGTTGGGATGTACAGAAGGGTGGATGGCGATCATTTAGAATTGACTCTGTAACTTGGTGTCAGAATATTGAGGGGTACTAAAATGGAACAACAAACTGAAAATTACTGGGGTTATCACGCTATTATAGATCTAGCTGGTTGTAATCTCAATGCTATTACTGATCGTGACAATATTTATAATTTTGCTAAGCAATTAGTAAAAGATATCGATATGGTTGCTTATGGTGAACCGCAAATTGTTAAATTTGGTTCTGGTGATAAAACTGGATACACACTAATTCAGTTAATTGAAACATCTAATATCTGTGCGCACTTTGTTGACGAGTATTGTGAAGTTTATCTAGATGTTTTTTCATGTAAACCGTTTGATCCATTAGTTGTTGAAAGTCTAGCTTCACTCTATTTTGGTGCTAAGACCGTGCGTCAAGCTTTTATTAAACGTAAAGCTTCAGAAAAAATCGAGGAATAATTATATTATGGGATACGAAGAGAATGAGATTTCCGCCAATGCGTTTGGCGGAACTGAAATTACTAAGAGAAAGCTTGGTGCACTTATTGATGCAGATTTATTGAACAATTTTCAAATTATTTGTTCTAGACCGCGCGAGCTTGAACAAAATAAGATTAGGATGTTTTGGTGTCATGATCTCCCCAGTGATCCTGAATCCGCAAGATTTAAAGATGAAAATTTTTTAAATAGTATTCATAAATTTATTTTCGTTAGTAATTGGCAATATGAACAATATCGTTTATTTCACGATCTTCCATATGATAACAAGTCAATTATTATTGAAAATTGGGTTGATCCAGCCCCTGATGAAAGAGTTAACTTAAATGCGCCAAGTGATGGAAAAATACGCATCGTGTATACTTCTACACCTCAACGTGGTTTAGAAATTCTTGTTCCGGTATTCGAAAAACTTGCAGAAATTCATCCAGAAATTCACTTAGATGTTTTTTCAAGCTTTAAAATATATGGTTGGGATGAAGCTGATAAAAAATATGAGCAACTCTACAATCGTTGCCGTAATCACCCACAAATCACTTATCACGGATTTGTACCACACGAGCAGTTACTAGAACATCTCAATAAAAGTCATATTTTTGCTTATCCTTCTATCTGGCAAGAAACTAGCTGTAGAGCTTTAATTGAATCAATGTCAGCAGGCTTGATTTGTGTGCATCCAAACTATGGCGCGTTGCCTGATACTTCTGGTTCATTGAATATAATGTATCATGGTCATCATGATATGAACGTGCACGCTAATATTTTTGCTAGTTATCTAGATGCAGCTATTAAACTGTACAAGATGAATGATCATCGCAATATAGTAAATTACAATAAATTCTATATTGATTCTAGATTTGGTTTTAATAGAATTAAGAATATGTGGGAATCACTTCTTAATGCTACACTTAAACAGTATCCAACTGAAGAGAGTAGAAAAATAATTAAAGAAATGTTTGTTTATAAAACTGTTTAAAAAGATAATAATTTAATGACAAATAATGTTATTAGTTTTCCAACAAAAAATATTAATGATAACCCACAAACGCATGAAGATGTTGAAGATAACATTGAAAATATTAAATTATATCATGTTCAAAGAACAATTGAAACAATTGTTCCGTGGTTGTTTGACTGTATAACAGCTGGCGGGTTCCGACCCGCTGATGAGGAGACAGGTGATGAAATTTTTGCTGGGTTTATGACAGAAAGCATAAGAGCTTTATTATACAAATCATGTCATATATATCACCCATTTCATGAAATAGCAGAAAAAATGATAGTAACATCTGATAGCGGTAACTTAAAACTTGCTTCTGGAGTACAAATAACAATTGACATTCCCAATTAAGAATAATATAATATATTATCTTAAATTTATAACGGTGAAAATAACATGATCATTTTAGATCTTTCTCAAGTTATGCTATCAAATATTTTGGCGCAACTTGGTAATCATACTAACGCTAAAGTAGAAGAATCAATGGTTCGACACATGGTGTTGAATTCAATTCGAAGTTACCGTACAAAATACGGTAATACTTATGGCGAGCTCGTTATCGCGTGTGATAATAAAAACTATTGGCGACGTGAATTATTTCCTTATTATAAGGCAAATCGTAAAAAGAATATTGAAAAATCTGAATTTGATTGGAAAAGCATCTTTGAATGTCTGGGAAAGATTCGCCAAGAACTTAAAGATTTCTTTCCATATCGTATCATTGAAATTGAAACAGCCGAAGCTGATGATATTATCGGTTCACTTTGTATGAAGTTTGGAGTTACTGAAGACGACTGGTCCTTTGAGCAATTAGATCAGAAACCAATTCTCATTTTGAGCGGCGATCATGATTTCATTCAATTACACAAATACACGAATGTTGAACAGTTTGATCCCGTAAAAAAGAAAAAGATTACTCATAACAATCCAAAAGTTTATCTCAAAGAACATATCATTCGTGGTGACGTAGGAGATGGAATTCCAAATTTTTTATCTCCGGATAATTGTTTAGTTCTTGGTCAGCGACAGAAGCCTATCATGAATAAGAAACTACAACATTGGGTTAAACAACAACCAGAACAATTTTGTACTGAATTGCAACTGCGTAATTATCGTAGAAACGAACAGCTTATCGATTTGAGTAAGATTCCGGAAAACATATATAACATGATTATAGAAAGTTATGAATCTCAGAATAACAAAAAAACTAAAGACTTGATGAGTTATTTTATGAATAACAACTTAAAGATGTTAATGGAGAGTATTAATGAATTTGTATAGTGGAGTAGTTTCGTAAAATGAAATTAAGCGTATCGGAGATACTCACTAGTATCTCCAAACTTAGTGCGTCTGAGGAAAAAATAAACGCTCTAAGAAATAACGCAAGCGACGCCCTTTATACTGTATTAAAGGGCGCATTAGATCCTAGTATTAAATGGCTTCTTCCGAAAGGTGCGCCACCATACAAACCAAATGATCTTGTCGATCAACAAAGCATGTTTTATACTGAATATAAAAAACTTTATCTTTTTATTGATGGGGGTAACCCTAGTCTCAATCAGACAAGAAGAGAATACTTATTTATTCAGTTATTAGAATCTCTCGATCCAAAAGATGCAGAGCTTCTTATTTACATCAAAGATAAGCTTTTTCCTTATAATATTTCACGCGACGAAATTGAAGCAGCTTTTCCGGGACTAATCTAATGCGCAAAAATTCTAAAAAGTATACTAATTATGATGAAGATTATGAAGATGAGTGGACTAGCAGGTCCGCAGCTTCAAAGTATTTTGAACGTCGAAAGAACAAGAGACTTATTAACGCAATGAGATCAAAAAATGTTACCGATATTCTCGAACTTGAAGATGATGGGGATGATGAATAATGCCAACTTATCTTTTCATGAATGTAAATACTGGTGAAACGTTCGAGGAATTTATGTCAATCACTACCAGAGAGGAGTATCTAGTTAACAACCCGGACATAATTCAACTAGTCAATGGTGCTCCAGCTCTTGGTGATTCTGTGAGACTAGGACTAAGGAAACCAGACGATGGTTTCCGAGATGTTCTTAGAGAAATTAAAAACAAACATTCTGGAGGTTTGAGCACGTCGACGATTAATACTTTTTAGGAGTACATATGACGCCTTCAGAAAAAAGAAGAATAAGAAAAGAAAAACAAAAAAATAGAAATTTTAAACCAGTAAGTGAGGCGTTAAATTTTTCATTAAGTGAAATAAAGCCATTAACAGAAAATCAAAGAAAAGCTTTTGCTGCTTATAAGGAAGGTATGCATCTGATGATGCACGGTATCGCTGGTACCGGAAAAACCTTCCTTTCTTTTTATCTATCACTCAATGATTTATTAAAACCTGATACTAATTATAATAAAATATTTATTATAAGATCAGTAGTTCCAACAAGAGACATGGGATTCTTGCCAGGTTCAAATAAAGAAAAAACGAAAGTGTATGAAGCTCCGTATTACGCTATATGTTCAGAACTTTTTGGTCGTGCTGATGCGTATGAGTATCTAAAAACTAAAGGTCTTATTGAATTCATGTCAACATCTTTTATTCGAGGTATAACACTCAATGATTGTATAGTTGTAGTAGATGAGTGTCAGAATATGGACTGGGGTGAATTAAGTTCTATCATAACTAGGATAGGGAACAACTGTAAAATACTATTCTGCGGCGATTATAGACAATCAGATTTTAGAAATAGAGAGAAAGATTCTAAAAAAGACATTGTTAATTTTATGAAAGTTTTACAGAATATGAATTCATTTTTTTCTTTTATTGAATTTCAATCAGATGATATCGTAAGAAGTGCACTTGTGAAAAAATTTATAGTAACTGTTGATGATTTAGGAATGCAATTGTAATGAAATTTTTTCAACACCAGTTTGTCGATATTCCACTCGCTGAGCGAGTAGAGATAAATGGCAAAAGATACTACAAAACGACTGATGGGATATTCCCATCAGTCACTTCTGTTCTTGGTTCTAAGCTTGATAAGTCTGGCTTACAACAATGGAAGAAACGCGTCGGTGAAGAAGAAGCTATGAAAGTTTCTATTCAAGCTACTAATCGCGGACGTGAAGTGCACGATCTTTGTGAGAAATATTTACTCAATGATCCAAACTATCACGCAGGTGCGATGCCTGTTAATCTATTTACTTTTAATACGATTAAACCTTATCTAGATTCTAGAATCGGTAAAATTTTTGGTATCGAGTTATATCTATGGTCTAAATCACTAAATTCTGCTGGCGCGTGCGATTTATTCGCTGAGTGGGATGGGATTCCATCCATCATAGATTTTAAGACTAGCAAGAGAGCTAAGCGATCTGATCAGATTGAGAGCTACTTCTTGCAGACTACTGCCTATAGTATTATGGCGCAGGAGCTAACCGGTATAGAAATACCTCAGATCGTTGTTCTGATAGCTGTAGATGATTCAGAGACACAGGTGTTCGCTGAGAGCCGCAGGAAGTATATACCCCGGTTAGCTGAAGTTTTCTGCGGCTAGAGGAATGATAACAAACTTATCATGATCTGGCACGGTAAAAATATACCCTCGATCATAGAGCCACTCATATAAACTCGATCAACACTAGTCACGATTAGATTCTTTCAATTATAATTCATACGTGTTTATATGAAAAGATGTATAGTTCTGATCAGCGCACTGATCTAACACTACATGATACATTTCAACATAAACACGTGTTACAATAAAATAATTGAACATGTATAATATATCTAGCGACTCGATTCCAAACATAGTAGCTACGATCGGTGTTATTTAAACCATCAAAAATAAAACGCGAGTCGCAACAGACGCTAGGATATGATAACAAGCACGATTCGTGCTTCTCTTGATCTTTCAACAAACGTTAACACGATATACTTAATCTCGTTTTTCCCACGCCCAATTAATGACTACCCAGTCATCTATACAGTTCTGTTTATTTATAAGAGAAGAGTTTGCTCCAAATTTTTTAATCATAGCCGTTTGCCAAATTTCCCAATATTCTTTTAGAATTTCATCTTCTGTTATAGTTATCGGTTCGGGCTCGTCTAGTAACTCAAAGTAATACGTTTTCATGCTTTTTCTCACATTCTTGTTGTAATTTAATAATCGTGCAGATAGCTTCTTGCACTACACCTAGTTGACTATCCCACGTACCGCGCGTGTATAGCTGTTTTTCCAAGACTCTTAATTTCTCGATAATATCCATGATAAGTTTCCGATACTAATCAATAAAAAAGGGGGTACAACACCCCCCTTTTTACTTCTAAATTGTTGAAACAAAGAGTTAGTCGGCAGCGCGGCGGAAGCCTTCAGGCACGTATTCACGCTGGCGACGAACCTCGTAGAGACCAGGAGATACAGACAGAGTCTCGTGGGTGTCAAAAGACCGAAGGTGATTGATCTCCGCGGGAGCTTCAAGAGCAAAGAAGAGCTGATACAGATCGTTATCGTTGGTGATCTTATCGCTCTTATACGCAGTAACACCTTCCATAGTCATGACATGATCATGACCAGTTTCAGAGTGAGCCACAACAAACCCATCGGCCCGCGGCATTACGCGAACAACATTAGTAGGAATTTTCTTAATCCGACGAATAATGAAGTCACCCTGTGCGGCCATGTTAGTGAATGTCTTCATAATCTAGTTTCCTTTTTCCTGATTGGTTAATATAGTTAATATACTATATATACGCTGATGTGTCAACCGTTTTTTTGAATCCGGGCTAAATTTTTTTGTAGTTGATCGACTGTTGGTTGATACAAAAACACGGTTGCAACAAACACCAGCGACCATATTTTAGATATCACTTAACACTAGTCATGATTACATCCTCTTAATTGCCCCCATACTCGAGCTCCGATCTGATCCCAAACCTGATTCCCGACCTGATCCCAGACCTGATTCTCGATTTGATTCTCGACCTGATTCTCGATTTGATTCCCAACCTGTTCTAAGACGCGTTCCCAGGTCTGATTCTTAACACTAGTCACGATTAGATTCTTTCAATTGATTCCTAATATGATTCCAGACTTGATTTATGATCCTATTCCATACCTGATTCTCAATCCTATCTCCAGCTCGAATCCAGGTGTGAGCCCAGGGTACGGTCTGATCCCGCGCATGTTCCCACGTCTGATCCCTGATCTGTTCCCACATTTGACTCCAGACCTGATTCTTAACGTTAGTCATTGATTAGATTCTTTCAGCTCATCCCACACATGATCGATGATATTATTCACGACCCGATCTCCGATCTGATTCAAGACCCGTTTCCTGGCCAGATACCAGACCCGATTCTCGACCTGATCCCAGGCCTGATTATAGATCTGTTCCTCTGTTTGAAAATAGACTAGATCAACACTAGTCACGATTAGATTCTTTCAATTGATCCAAGACCTGCCCCTGACCTGTTCCCGCGCCTGATCCCTAACCTGAATCCAGGCGCGAATCCAGACCTGCTAAGGCTTAGTGCCAGCGACGATACCTATATGCGTGCACCGGCGGGATGTACGCGTGCACGCGCGGTCTGTAAAAGACTGGCGGCGGGATATACGCGTATGCCGGTGGTCTGTAAACGACTGGCGGCGGTCTGTAAACGACTGGCGGAGCGCTATACGTGTAGTACGCACCTGAATCGGCCGGCACAGCAACGCACGCGCTAGTCATTGCACACAGCGCGATTAACATGAGCTTTTTCATTCGTACCCCTTAACTTCATTAAAGCATTTCATTGCATCGCGCCCCTTACGTGTATAAATCACGCGCGGTGTTTCTTTGCGCGTCATGAAACGCGGATCGGCGAGACTCTTAGCGATTCGCTTACTGCGACCCCGCTCTATAGCGGCTCGAGTCGCTGCACGACTCAGAACACGGCACGAATTCTTTTCAAGCATTACTAAGGGACTCCCTTATCATGTAGTATATATTATCACGCCAATTAGGTTTTGTCAACAATTAATTGATTTTTGACCCGTTTCTTAACATCAATCATGATTAGATTCTTTCAGCTGATGCCAGACCCGATCCCAGGTCTGAATCCCGACCCGATCCCAGGTCTGAATCCCGACCCGATCCCTGACCTGATCCTCAACCTGATTCTCGACCTGATTCCAGACCTGAATCCCGACCTGATACCAGACCTGATCCTTGACCCGTT